AGATGAGGAATAACCAATGGCTGTATTTCTAAATAACAAGGTCGGCGTAAAGGTTAATTCCGTTGACCTTTCTGACCATGTGACCGCCGTCACACTAAACCGTTCATTTGATGAACTTGAGGTAACGGCAATGGGTGACACAGGTCACAAATTCGTAAAAGGCTTGGAAGCCTCAAGCGTAACCATTTCCTTCCTAAACGACACCGCTTCAGCCAATGTTCTTGCAACACTTCAGGCTGCTTGGGGTACTTCAGTTACCTGTGTTTTCTTACAGGAAAAAGGAACTGCTGTTAGCGCAACAAACCCTCTTTACACATTAACTGCACTAGTAAATAACACAACCGACATTAACGGCGGTGTTGGCGATCTAGGCATGCAGGATGTAACATGGACTGTTAACGGTGCTGTCACCGTTGCAACCACAGGTACATTCTAAGGAGAAAAAATGATTAAACTTCGGGTGACTAAGGCTTCAGGGGATGTGTCGGATTACGATATAACCCCTGCACTTGAATATGCGTTTGAACAGAATTTTAAATCAGGATTTCATAAAAGATTTCGTGATGAAGAAAAACAGAGTGATGTCTATTGGCTTTCTTGGGAAGCAGAGCGTCGTGCTGGTATAACCGTTCCCCCGTTTGGTGACAAGTATCTAGAAACTCTATCTAAGGTAGAGATTATGGATGCCGACTCCCCAAATGGGTAACGCGGTATGACTTTACTTATTTAATTGCGCAACTAGCAGTTGAAACTGGCATACCGCACTCAGAGTATTTAAACATGGATAGATCATTGTTGAGAGCAACAATCTCTTATCTAAAAGACAGAGCAAAAAAGGTGGAAGATGCCAGTAGAGGTAAAAGGTCTCGTTGAAACAAAACGAGCATTAAAGAAATTTACACCTGACCTCTATAAGGTAATGAATCAAGAAATCCGTGCTGCATTAAAAATTGTAATAGTTGATGCAAGATCAAAAGTGCAACCGAATGTTAATGGTTTATACGGCTGGCAAGATAAAGGTAATGTAGTTAAATCAAGAACAAGTAGGTTTGAGGCATTTCCAAAATACAATCCTTTAGTTATTCGCAAAGGTTTAACTTACAGATTAGGCAGCACTAAAAGAAATGATGCAGGATTTGTTGGAACTTATGTGTTATTAAATAAGTCAAGGGCTGGCGGAATAATTGAAACTGCTGGTAGAAAAAATTGGGGCGGTGACCCTAAGAGTCAAAGCAATAATCCTAGGGCTGGCGCATGGTTCAATCAATCTATTCAAGGAACTTACGGCGGAACAAAAAGTATTGGCAAAACACGATTTGATTCAGGTCGTTTACTTTACAAAGCATTTTATGAAGATCAAGGTAAAGTCACAGACGCGGTATTTAGGGCAATTGATAAAGCGGTTAGAAATTACAACATTGCAACAAAGACAAAAGCAACTGATCTTTATTCCTCTAAGCCTTCGTATGGGATTGCAGCATGACAATTAACATTCCCATAGTTTCAACATTTAAAGATAACGGAACTAAACAGGCACGGTCTAGTTTAGATAAATTAAGTGGTAGCGCAAAGAAACTTGGCTTGGCTTTAGGTTTAGCGTTATCAATTAACAAAATTGTTGCATTTGGAAAAGCGTCCGTTAAGGAATTTACTGACTCAGAAAAAGCAGCAGCAGCATTACAAAACACTCTAAGAAATACTGGCAACCTTTTATCTTTTCCTGATACTGAAGCAGGTATTAAAAACTTAGCAAGATTAAGTGGTATTGCAGATGATACTTTAATTCCTTTATTTAACCAGTTATATTTATCAACTGGCAATGTTGCCCAAGCAACAAAAGATTTAAATACTGCAATTGAAGTAAGTCGCGGCAGTACAAACGAATTAAGTACAGTTGTTGACGCACTAAGCAAGGGTTATGCAGGAAATACAAAAGGACTAGGTTCGCTTAATGTTGGTTTGAGTAAAGCATACTTGGCATCTGCTGACATGGTTGGTATTACAAAAGAATTAAATAATACATTTAGTGGCTCATCTGCCGCTTTTCTAGAAACTTACGCTGGCAAGGTAGCGTTATTAAATAATCAATGGAGTGAGACTAAAGAAATAGTTGGTCAAGGTTTAGTTATGGCTTTTGAGACCGCAACTGGTAATCGCGGCGCCAAGGGCATGACCGATTCAATGGAAGAATTGGGTTATGTAATAAGCGCGGTTGTAATTAGATTAGGTCAATTAACTAGCATGCTTGGCACGGACATACCTTTAATTAGCGACCTATTAAAAAGAACTACCGACGGCTGGAAGTTTTTACTGGGAGTTGATGAGACTCGCCGCGATATTTACAATGAAATCCTTAAAACAAATACACGCCTTAATTATGAGGCAATGTTGGCTGCTGAGGCTCAAGCCAAGAAAAACAAAGAGTACCTAGCATTTTTAGCAAGACAAAAGAAACTTACAGAGGCTTCAGCATTAGCGGCTAAGAAACGCGCTGAAGAGGAAAAGAAAATTGCTGCTGAAAGAAAGATATTAGATCAGGCTGGCAGTCTATTTAATTTAGATGAAATACAAATTTTTGCTGCTTTACAGAATAAAATCACAGATCAAGAGAAGTTAAGACTTTCTTTACAATTGGCTTTGATTCAAGAAAATGCTACAGAGGCTGCGAAGTTAGCAACTGAATTAGTAAAATCTCAATTACAAACTACTAATCTTGCACAGGCTATTGCTAAATTACCAAAAGCCCTTTATCCGTTTACAGGGTGGAGTACAGACATTGACAATCTAATTAGACAGATATTATTAATGATGGAGTTGTTAACACGCATGCCTAAGTCTCCATTAGGTCAACCTGTTGTTGGAACTCCAACATATTATACAGATTTAGCAAAAACTTTAGTTAACACTACTGGATACATGGGTTTAAGTGAGTCACAGATTGCTGAGGAAAGACGGCAGGAAAGTGGTGGGCGATTTGGCGGGATGCAGACTGCTGCGCCCGTAACGGTAATCAATGTTAATGGTGCTACTCAAGGATTGCTAGATGAACTTAGAAATGGATTAATCAATTCTTCCGCTTCAGGTTCATTCTCGTCAATTAATCCAAATAGATAATATGTCACTACCTGTATTAGATGTTTCTTTAAATTTTTCGTCGGGCGCTACTTTTGGAAACGCGTTTACTTTAGACGACCCTGTTAATGGTGTATTGGGTACGGGTTTATTATCTGATTCCTCAGCCCCGTCATTGGTTCTAAATTTAACAGATGTAACTAGACAGATACAAATTAAGCGCGGCAGAAATGTTGGTCGTGATACTTATGAGGCAGGAACTTGCACGGTTAGAATTTTTGATGAAAACGGTAGGTTCAATCCCCAAAACACTAGTTCCGATATTTATGGCTATTTAACTCCATTAAGAAAACTGCGTATATCTGCAACTCATTTAGGAGTTACCTATTATTTGTTTAGCGGTTATACAACAGACTACATTTACACATACGACCAAGCAGAAAATGTTTCTTATGTTGACATTAATGCAAGTGACGCTTTTAGACTTTTCGCAATGGCAACTATCACTTCAGTTACTGGTCAAGCGGCTGGTCAAGATACTGGAACAAGAATTGCTAAGATTCTAGATACTGTAGATTTTCCAGTTTCAATGAGAACTTTAGATACTGGCAATACTTTAACTCAGGCTGACCCTGCTACAAATAGAACGCCACTAGCCGCAATTAAAAACGCCGAAACTTCAGAACAAGGCGCTTTTTTTGTAAGCCCTGAAGGAAACGCAATTTTTAAAAATAGATCAAATACAATTTCTTCAGCAGGTGTAACACCAATCGCTTTTAATCAAAGCGGTGGGATACCTTACAAAAACTTAATTTTTGCTTTTGATGACAAATTGATTGTGAACCAATCAACAGTAACAAGAATTAGTGGTACTTCACAAACATATACAGATGTAGATTCATTGGCTGAATATTTTCCTCATGTTGTAAACTTTAGTGATTTAATAGTTCAAACAGATGCTGAAGCGGCGAACATAGCCGCGATTTATGTTGCAACACGCAGCACGACAAGTATCCGCATTGATAATATGACCATTGACCTTTATGACCCCTTAGTTCCAAATGACACTATTCTTGGTCTTGATTATTTTGACAATGTAGTAATAACTAATATTCAACCCGACGGGTCAACCATTACCAAAAATCTACAAATTCAAGGGGTAAATTGGAATATTAGCCCAAACTCATTTACTGGCAACTTCGTTACACTTGAGCCTATAACAGATGGGTTCATAATCGGCAATAGCACTTATGGCGTTATTGGTGAAGATATTTTGTCCTATTAAGATATAATTAGACACTAAGGAGAAAACAACATGGCAGCAGGATTAGGTTTTAAGACATTTAATACGGGTGATGTATTGAGCGCCTCGGATACTAATGGCTATTTGATGCAGGGAGTTTTGGTTTTTGCAGATTCAGCAGCAAGAGCAGCAGCAATAACTTCACCTCAAGAGGGTCAAACTACATATTTAAAAGACACAGATGTAATTCAAGTTTATTCAGGTTCAGCGTGGGTTACTAAGTCAGGTGGCTCATCACCTCTAACAACAAAAGGTGATCTTTATACTTATTCAACAACAGATGCTCGTTTAGGTGTTGGTACAAATGGACAAGTTTTAACAGCAGATAGCGCGGAAGCAACTGGATTAAAATGGGCTACCGCAAGTGGCGGCGGTAAAGTTTTGCAGGTAGTTGGTGCGACAACAACCACCTCCACAACAATAGCCAGTCAGACTTACACGGATACCACTATTACTGCCACAATTACACCAACATCTGCAACTTCTAAGATTTTAGTTTTGGTAAATGCTACCGTGTATTATGCAAGAAACTCTTTTTATCAAGCGGTAGCCGCAAAATTACTCAGGGGTGCAACTGATATTTTTTCAACTAACAATGCAAATTTCGTACTTACAGGTGCAGTAAATGATCTTGATATATACATAATTCTTCCACTAATGTATTATGATTCACCTGCTACAACCTCGGCAACAACTTACAAAGTACAAGGCAAAGTAGAAGAAACCTCAAGCACTGGTACATCTACTTGGCAACCGCAAAGTACCGCAAGTTCAATCATTTTAATGGAAATAGGTGCGTAATGAGTGATTTAGTAAAAGCAATTAAATTGTTAAAGCCAACTGCTGAGTTTTCATATACAGATAATGATTACTCAACTATTAAATGGGATGTATTAGATGGCGAAGCACCTACACAAAAAGAAATAGATGCTGCTATTAAAAAAATTAAGGCAGATGAAATAACCGAAGCGCAAGCAAAGTTAACTCAACGCCAAGCAATTTTAGATCGTCTTGGCATCACAGCCGAGGAAGCCGCTTTAATTCTTTCCTAATGAAACCTTGGTTATCAAAGGCTGCAGTTCAATTTCGCGAACAAATAGATGATTTATACCCGAACCGTTCTCGTAAATCTGATGGGTGGATTGCAGATTTGCGTCATCAACAAGCAGGTAAGTCAGACCACATACCCGACAAGTCAAGCGGATGCGTTAGAGCAATTGACATTGACGCTCGCCTTTCTGACAACAAAGGGGATTCAGCATATTTGGCAGATCAAATTAGACAGTACGCTAAAAATAACCGACGCATATCTTATGTAATTCACTTAGGTAAAATTGCTTCACCTGTCTTAGGTTGGCGCTGGAGAAAATATAAAGGATTTTCACCGCATAATCATCATATTCATATTAGTTTTAATAAAGATCAAGACAGTAATTCAGATTTCTTTAACATACCACTACTAGGGGGTAACTTATGAAACTATCAGAGAAACACAAAGCAGCAATTAAATCTTACGCAAGAGCCGTTGTTGCAAGCGGAATTACAGTAATTCTTGCTATTGCTGCAGACATGCGCCCTGAGTACGCAATCCTTTTAGGTAGTGTTCTAGCGCCTGTAATTAAAGCAATTGACCCAACAGAAAAGCAGTACGGCTTAGGCAGTAAAGAATAATGTCAGCCCTTGAGTGGGCTGGCTTTGCTGCTGGAATCACCACAACTTTTATAGGAGTCATTGCAGGACTTAGATACTTAGTCAGAGGATGGCTAAATGAACTTCGCCCCAATGGGGGAAATTCAATGAAAGACCAATTGACTGCCTTGCAAAAAGAAACAACACACCTTTCAGACAGGATAGATGAACTCTTTATTGTCATAACTAGGAAGTAAACTTAAGACATGGCACAAAGAAAAAAGCGCAAAGTTACTAGACGCGTGGGCAAGTGGGAACATGACAAAGTTATGTCAAAACTTGATACCTACGCAATTAGTGTGCGTGAATACTATTTGTCGCTTAGGAAGGCTGGATTTCCAGTAGATCAGGCTCTTGGAATAATCAACGACAAGGCTTCATATCCTGATTGGTTATTGCCTGAAACCCCTGAGCACAATCCAATCAATCCTGACCATGACCCCTACGAGGATGAGGACTAATCAATTAAGCGAATCGTCTTAATTTCAGATTTACAATGCCCTTACAATGACCCAATCGCAACTAGAAACCTTATACGCTTCATTGCTAAATGGAAGCCGCATCAAGTCGCAACCGTCGGAGATGAAATTGATTTACCTCAACTCAGTAAATGGGAACGGGGCTTGGCTGGAGAATATGCTGGAACACTTGACCGAGATAGGCAACTTACTAAGCAAGTCCTTTACGACTTACAGGTAACCGATATGGTCAGGTCTAACCATACAGACCGATTATGGAACTCAATCAAGACTAGACTTCCAGCCTTTGCATCTTTACCTGAGTTAAGGTTTGAGAATTGGCTAGGACTGCCTGAACTAGGCATTAAGTTTTGGCGTGAACCTATGCCTATTGCACCTAATTGGATTGTTCTTCATGGTGATGAGGGGCAGGTATCTCAAAAGGGTGGTCAAACAGCCCTAGGATTGGCTCTAAGGCATGGAAAGTCCGTAGTGTGTGGTCATACTCATCGTGGGGGTTTAGGAATGATTACAGCCTCTTCAGGGGGCAAAATAGGGCATACCTTATATGGTCTAGAGGTTGGAAACTTAATGTCGTTTTCATCCGCTAAATACCTAAAAGGTGGGTCGGGCAACTGGCAGCAAGGATTTGGCATTTTATATGTAAATAACAAAAAGGTATCGCCTGTATTCATACCTATTGAGAAAGATGGCAGTTTTATAGTGGAAGGCAAGACCTATGGCTAATCAGACTGATTATGAGCCTAGAACCATAGATGAACAAATTGATGCTTTTGACAGGCTCAATCTAATATAACAAAAGCGTTATACGCCACGCCGACATTTATCTTGTCGGCTTGTTTGACATGTGTCATCCTTCTCATATCCAAGTAACGGCTTGGTGTAACGGAAGGAAAGCAATGAAACTGGACGCAAACGACTTTGATCGTTTAACGGAAACGCAAATGGAATGGAACTCAGTCGCTGATTGGAAAGATCAAGCGCCTAGGTTTGAGGATACTATCAACTGGAATCATAAGTTTATATTTTGGACTGAAAATTATGCTTCCACTTTACTTGCAACTGAATACCTAAGTCAGCAAGGTTATGACTACAGCATCTCTTTTGATGACGCGGTTGGTCAATATTGTTTTACAACTGATTACTCAGGTTCTTGGTATGGTGCAGGGGTTAAATCATGAGTCTATACGACGCAGGTTTATGGACTATTGCTATAACTGTTCTTGGAATTGGATTGGCAGGAATTGTCATGGGTATAAGAGACAATGCCTTTCAATCAGGATATTGGAAGGGTCGAGGGGATGGTTGGCGAATGGCTAACCGTCACCGTGATCTTATTATGAAGTCAAAGGATGAGGTATTTGATTATGACAAGCAGAACTAAACTACTAGAGGAAATGCAGGTGATCTTGAATGAGAGAGGCAGCGTTTACGGAAGCAGTCGCACAAATCATGAACGAATCTCAGAACTGTGGTCAGGTTACCTTGGAGATTACATATCGCCTATGCAAGTCTCCATGTGCATGCTCTTGGTTAAAGTCTCAAGACTTACCGAGACTCCAAATCATAAAGACAGTATTAAAGACCTCGTTGGTTACGCGGCAATATACAACGAACTTTTAGATTCTTATGAGGAAGATTTTGGAATAAGTGATGGCATTTAACATTAATGACTACGAGACAGTTGAGGTGAGACTTGGAAAGTTTATTGCTGACTACCCTGATTTTATGGTACATACCGAACTTATTGAGGCTACTGAAACGAGGTTCATTGTCCTTGCTAAAATTTATAGGACATGTGTTGACACGCAGCCGTTCGCTACTGGTCTTGCTTATGAGACCGTTACTGATCGCGGCGTCAATTCAACTTCTGCATTGGAGAACGCAGAAACTTCTGCGATTGGGCGCAGTCTCGCTAACGCAGGTTACGCCGCTAAAGGCAAGCGACCAAGTCAAAGCGAGATGGCTAAAGTCATTGCAGCAGAGACTCCTAAAGTTATCTACGGTTCACCCAATTCAAAATCAGCAGCAGTAGAGACAGCACTTAGGCAGTCTTTTGCTGAGGATAAGAAAGAACCTGAATCAGTTGCATGGTCAATTGGTGATGTAGTTGATTCAATAGGCGCAAAGACTCCAGCAGCGCAAGAGTGCGTTCATGGGCTAATGCGTCTGAAGACTGGAATCAGCAAGGGTGGAAAACCGTACCACGGCTATTTATGTATAAAAGGTTGTAATCCCGTTTGGGCAACTATGACTGCTAATGGCAATTGGTACTTCCCTAGTGATGATGACCGAACAGATGGGTGATATGGAGATGATCTATCCCGACGGTTTAAAGAGAACATTTACTGATAAGGGTGTTGAACTAGATTTAGTGCCTTTATCTGAATGTTGTGAAATGTGTAATGACCCTCGTATGGTTAATTTAGATGGTATTAGAACATGTGTTGTATGTCACAATGTTAATACTATTGAACTTAACAAACATGCCGAGATATGATTTCCTTTGTGAGTTCTGCGAGAGAAGCGTAGAACTTACATTAGCGGTTGACCAGCAAGTTCCTAGGTGTGGCACATGTTCGGGGAAACTTAGGCGCTTATGGTCAACCGTACCAATACACTTTAAAGGTGATGGTTGGGCTGGCAAGTCTTGAGTCAACACAGGAAACACAGAGGTTATCGCACTCAAAAGGTAGTTGCAGAGTATTTAAAGACTTGGTATCCGTTCGCCGAGTCAACAGGGGCAGGGCGTCAAGGGAGTGACATATTAGGTACTCCCTTTGACATAGAGGTTAAAGCAGTAACTAAATTCTCGCCTTTATCATGGATTAAGCAGATTAAAGAGCGTAAATCAGATAAACTATCCTTCATCGTATTGCGCTGCAATGGGCAGGGTGAGAGGGTAGAGGATTATGTTGTGTTACTTCCTATGAGTGAGTTTATGAGTCTCTTAAATGACTGAGTCTGTATCGCGTTGTAAATGTGGTAGTTGGCTTGCGGAAGGTAACATTTGTACTGTATGCGCAAAGATCAATGCCCTGAGTGTTTAAGGTATAACACTAACACCACTAAATACAATGAAGATTACTTTCATGACTGTAATGACTGTGGGCATGAATGGTCTGAAGGTTATGGTTAATGATATATGTGAGGTAAATCACATCTCACATAGTGAGATAGGAGAATAATCTATGCTCAAAGGATTTGACATGATGAGTATGCTTCAAGCAAGCGACGCGCCTAAAAGCGCGAACGCGAGCCGCATTAGCGGATTGCTCGCGAGTTCGTGGCTTGTAGCATTTGGGGTAACCCTTGTCTTAATTGCATTAAGTCTTTCGTCTAAAAAGATTGATTCCGTTTATGCGTTATCATTACCCTATGCAACTGCTCAAGAATATGCTGCTCAAAAGATTGTTAGTAAAGAACAATGGGTGTGCCTGTCAAGGCTGTATGGTAAAGAGTCAGCGTGGGATAGTAGGGCTATTGGTAACCTTGATGGTACTGCCCTTGTCTATGGCATCCCACAACTTAAGAACCCGTTAATGCTAGAGAAGTCACCTTATGAGCAGGTTGACTACGGGCTTAAATATATTAAACATAGATATAAAGTAGATAAGCATGGTTATATCAATGCGTGTAAAGCATGGCAACACTTTAAGATTAAAGGATGGCATTGAGTAAGAACGAGTTAGGTAGTGGCAAGTGGAAGCAACTCAGGTTGCGCGTGTTGTCAAGAGATGGGTGGCAATGTACCTACTGCCACAAAGACCTGAAGGGTGGAGACGCAACAGTTGACCACATAGTCAGCCGTAAAGTAGGGGGTGACCTGTTTCAAATGGAGAACCTAACCTCAGCATGTAAGTCATGTAACTCACGCAAGGGTAGCCGTTTTTTTAGCACCGTTTCTAC